CTGGAACAATAGTTGTCGGAAAACGAATTAAGCAGTTCTACTGCGGAATCATCAAACCAATTATCAATGGGTTAGATGAGAAATATTACTTCGATGAAAGACCGGGAAACCGATTCATCAAGTTTGCCGAAACCTTGTGTAGACAAAGTAAAGGCAAGTGGAGAGGTCAAACTCTCAAACTGATGCTATTTCAAAAGGCAAAATACCAATGTCTTTTTGGAATAAAACATAGAGATACCAAACTCCGTAGGTTTACCGAAGTGTTCGATTTAAGAGGTCGAAAAAATGGTAAGTCGGAAGAGAATGCAGTTCTTGGGTTGTATCTCCTTGCTGAAGAAGCTGGTGCTGAAGTGTATGCCGCTGCAAACACTCTAAAACAAGCACGAAGAATTTTCGAAGAAGCAAGGTCGATGATTAACAAAGACAAGTATCTCCAAAAACACTATTCCGCTAGATCATTTCCAAATGAGGAAATTCTTCTAAAGGAACGAGACTCTTATTTTAGAGTCTTATCTTCAAATCTAGATGCTTTGGATGGTTTGAACTGCTCATTCGGTGTTATCGATGAGATTCATGCCGGAAGTTCTAGAGACATCTACGATTTGTTAAAACAAGCTACATCAGTTCGTGATGAACCGTTAATCAGTTTAATCACTACTGCTGGAGATAAAAGAGGTGGGTTGTTCGATGATGAATACGAACTCTCCATCAAAATTCTCGAAGGAACAATCGAGGGTTGTGAATGGTTAATGCCATTACTCTATGAACTTGATGACAAAAACGAGATTGACAATGAATCTTGTTGGATCAAAGCGAATCCAACACTCGGAACAATCAAATCGTTCAAATTCATTCGAGATGAACTTGAGAGAGCAAAAGGAGACCAGAATGCACTCCGCTCAATCAAAATTAAGGACTTTAACTTAATAGAGACATCCGCAGTTGCATGGTTGTCTGGTGATGTTATCACTAACCATCATGTCTACACCGATGAAGAGTTAAGGAAGTTCGACAATTCAGTTGTCATTGGTGGATATGACTTGTCTAGAACTAATGACTGCACTGCATTCACTACACTAGTCTTTGACAAAGAGAATCAAAGGATAATCGCATTGACCAAGTATTGGATCACTGAAGAATTCCTTGATTCTCCAGAAGCAAAGGCAAGTAAAGTTCCTTGGAAAGCATGGATAGATAGAGGTTTGGTGACTATCTCCGGGAAGAGTCTTATCGACTATAAGGATGTTGCCAAATATGTCTACGATATGTTCCAAGAACATGGTTGGTATTACTACCGAATCAACTACGATGCTTATTCAGCCGGATATCTTGTCCAAGAACTTGCATCATATGGATTCCAAGATGGTAGTTGCCAAGTTAAAACTCAACAAGGATTTAAGACTCTTTCTATTCCTATGAGGGAAATGGAATCACTTCTTAAATCCAAAATGTTGTGTTACCAAAACAATCCAGTCACCGCTTGGATGTTCTCCAATGTGGAACTCGTTAAAGATAGGAACGATAACTGGATGCCAAGAAAAGCTGGAGACAAGAGAGCAAATAAAATCGATGGTCCAGCCACTATCTTAAATGCCTTGGTCTCATTTTGTGAGTCTAAAGCATATTACTTATCGTAAGGAAAGGAGTGTCAATAATGGGTTGGTTAGCTAATGTATGGAATGCCATTACTGGTAAAAAGACTACCGTTAAACCTCAAGGTATAAATCTAGTCGGATTTATGGATTCGATTTCTGGAAGCAGTGATGTCACTCTATCTTCGACATATATGTCATGTGTTAATTGCCATGCTAGACACTTCTCCAAAATCTTACCTACACATTACCTTGGGAAAGAGATTTCCAAAAGAAAACTTACCAATTATATACTTCAATTCCAACCTAACGATTACCAAAATGCACCATCACTTTGGAAATCAGTTGCCTTTAACTACTTCTTCGGAAGTGTGGCAATTTTGTGGTTGGAATTTGATTATTCAAACCTTGCTGAACCACTCAAATCGATTTGGTCATTAGATGTCGATACAAATCAAATAAGAGTATTTATCAACGATGAAGGTAAACAATATGTTTCGTTCTCTATCAATGGGAAACCACATTATGTTGCCGCCGAAGATTTGATTATCTTACAAAGAGAAGTTGATATGTCATCTCTCTTTGGTGGAAGGTCTAAAGCAATTGATGCTTCCATTCGTGCATTGAATACTTCTTATAAAGGTTTAGAAAAGGCAGTTGAACAATCTCAACTTATTCGATTCTTGATTACCGGCAACGCACCAGCAAATCAAGCAGTTAAAGAACAAAGGCAACAAGAATATTCCGAACAATTATTTAAGAATAAAGATGGTATCGCATATGTGACTGGTGGAGACAAAATCCAAGAAGTTACTTCCAATGGCAAATATCCACTATCACCAGAACTCGAATCTTTGAAGAAAGACATCTACGAATATATGGCGGTGACATCCAAGATTATTCAAGGTGATTATAACGAAGATGAATTCCAAGCATATTGGGAATCAGCACTCGAACCACTTGCCAACGAACTTGCAATTGCATTAACCACTAAATTGTTCAGTCGAAGAGAAATATCGCAAGGCAATGCGATTCATATCGTGAGTGACCGTATTCAAACTGCATCACTCAAGACAAGGTTAAGTATGGCGAACTTATTAAGACAACTTCCAATTGTTGTCGAGAATGACATTCTTGCCTTGTTGTACTTAAAACCAGTTGAAGGAGGAGATGAACCACAAGTGAATCTCTCATTCATAAAACAAAAGGATCAAAGCCAATATCAAGTTGGTGGAGAAGATAATCCCGGAGAGGGAGAAGGAGAATAGTATGGAAAATGAAAATTTGACTCCAAAACCATTTATCCGAGACACTGATTACCATCGTTTATTACAAGTAAGAAGTGTTGAACCAGCCGAAGAGAAGAAAGAAGAAATGATTCTCGAAGGTAGAGCGGTTGTCTTTAATGAAGAAATCGAACTCTTCTCATTTGTTGATTTTGATGGTGAAAAAGTCATCGTTAAAGAATCAATCGATGAACATGCCTTGGATAAAACTGATTTTGATGGTTGCTTTTTGAAATTTAACCATAGTGACCAAGTATTTCCACTAGCTAGATGTAAAAATGGCACATTAGAAATCAGTATCAAAGAAGATGGTGCTTATATTCGTGCGAAGTTAGCCGATATTCAAGCATCTCGTGACTTATATACTCTAGTGAAAGAGGGTATCATCGACAAAATGTCATTTGCTTTCACAATTAAAGAGGAAGAAAGGGTTGAGACCGTTACCACTGATGATGATGGAATCACAACAAGAACCATTGTCTATCGTGTCAAAGAAATTGACAAAATGTACGATGTCGCAGCGGTTAACAATCCAGCATACGATAATACATCTATCGCAGTAGCAAGAATGGAAGATGTTCCACAAATCTATGCTCGAAGGAAAGGCGATGTGGAGTCACGCATTTCCGAGGTGGAGACCGAATTAAAGCAAAAGAAGGAACAAGAAGCCAGAGAGTTGCTCGAAAGAGAAAAATCGGAAGCACTTCAAATCGTTGAAAATATGCTAAACGGAGGTAATCCAGATGAATAAGCGTTTTCAAGAAATTAGAGATAGAGTCTCGGAACTAAAAGACTTAATCACGAATTCCTCCGATATTGAAGAAGTTCGTGGATATCGTGCCGAACTCGATGCTCTACAAACTGAACTCACTACTCTCTCTAGTGAGGAACAAGCAAAGAGAGAAATCGAATCGAAAGGAAAAGAAATTATCATGGAAAAAGAATTATCCAGAAAAGAAAGACTTGCTCTTGCCTTTGGTTTAGTTGCTCGTAAGAAATTACCAACTGAAGAACAAAAAAGAGCATTAGGTGTTGCTTTAACCACTACTGCAACTTCCTATGTTGAAGCCGATGCTTCATACAACGGTGTCAATAATGGCGGTGTCATGATTGCCACTGATATTCTCTTTGATTTATTAAGAGAAGAAAAACTTTTAACACCAATCCTTGAAGATATCCTCTTCACCAATGTTAAAGGTTTAGTCAAATTCCCATATCGTAAATCTAGAGATGCAGCCAAGAAGAAAATCGAAGGCGCAGCTCCCGGTGATAACCAAGAAGAATGGGCAGTTCTTGAAGGTGCTATTGGTAGACTCCAAATCACCATCAAAGTTACTGATGAATTAGAAGAAATGACCGATATCGACTTTGGTCAATACATTGCCGCTCAAATCATGCAAGATTTAGGCGAAGATTGGTCTGAAGCACTTATCTACGGTTCTGGTTCTAATAACGAAGCCAAAGGTGTTACATACCAAGCTAAAACCACTGGTATTCACGAATACACCGCTGGTAAAGAACTCGAAGTTCTTGAAAAAGCACTCAAGTTACTTGCTGGATCAAAGAGAAGAGGTGCGAAGATTTATGTCTCTCAATCCTTCTTTGATGAATTAGCATTCGCAAAAGATGACAATGGCAACTACATTTATGGTCCACAAGGCATTGGTCCAAAATCATTCGGTGGTTGTCCAATCGTTGTCGATGAAACATTACATGCTGGTGATGTTTTAGTTGGTAATGTTGCTAAATACTTCAAAGTCAACTTACTCACTGGTATGAAGTTCGAATCCGATAGAGATATCGAAAAAGGCATCACAACTTATGTCTCTAAAGTCAGTTGTGCCGCTGCACCAGTGCCAAATGCATTCGCATATGGCGATAAAGCATCCTAGTTCAAGGGGGAAATAACCAT